TCAGATGAGTGGTCGATAAGTCCCTCTAGGGTATCTGGCACATATGCCAAGAAACACGAAATGGGCAACGCCTTGGCCTTCTCTCCATACTTTGGAGCGTTTGATAAAACTGGAGAAGAATACATGAACCATCCCTTAGACACTGCATCATAAATCGACTTAGCAAGTTTTTTGTCGCCATAACTATACGCAATTGCAGCTCTAGCAAACGCATCTTGTGGGGATTTTTCTTCTTCTGTGCAGTAGTAGTCTTTTAATAATTTTAGGGATTGTTCGGAAAAGTTGGCATCTCGTTCATAATCGATTTTTATTTTCATTGTTACCTCTTTATCCTAACATTTTTTCCACTGAGAATATCTTAATTTTGCTTCAAGATCATCAACGGTATTTTTACTTATAATGTCCATTAATTCTAAAGTGTCCATTCCAGACAGAATAATGTCATTAATATCTTTTTCTTTAATATTTTCTGGCCATATTACAACCTTGAAACCATCATTGATAATCTTTGACAGTTTATCCACAATCTGTTTGTTTCTTGGTTCGTTGTCAAGTATAAAGACTACATCAGAAAAGTCACTGAAGTATGATTTGTCTATATCACTTCCTGCCATGGCAAGAGAGTTGTCCACAAATAAAGAGTCTAATGGCCCCTCTACTATATAGACTGTTTTTTCTGGGTCAACACGTTCCAACCCATAAATTTTTGGCACTTCTTTGATTTTTATTGTGATATATCTCATCGAAGAATTTGGATTGAGACTTCTACCTTGTAAGGCAATCAACTCACATTTTTCATTAAAGAAGGGTATAACAATTCTTTTATCAAATTTCTGAAGATTATATCCTTCTTTACTAACTTTGTCAACAACAGATTTAAAATCATCTGTATAATATAACAATTCTTGATTTGGTAAATTTCTTTGATCGCAATATTTTTTCGCTGGATGTGATTGGTGCAGGTCAGAAACTTTCTCTCCACAATCAAAAGAACACTTGGATTTAAAGGTAGGAGTAAAGTCAAACTTGTAGTCTACATCTTTTTCAAAGTTACCTTTAGTTTTACCACTCTGTCCATCTTTCCATTTTTCAATTGCATACTCTTCATATAAGGATGGGTTTACCTCTTTCATAAATTGTGCAAGGCCCATACTTGCACCGCAATTGTGGCACATGTATCTGAAGTTATTTTTCTTTTCGTAGAGAAACCCCCTCATCTTATAAGTTTTCTTTTTAGAGTCACCACAAATAGGACACCTAAAGTTATACAGGGTGTCTCTTTTTTTGGTAAAACCTTCTAGTTGGGGGGAAAGCCTTTGGATAAAGGTTCGGTCAATATAAAGCATCAATCATTCCAAAATAAAAAAATAGTGTAGTTTCTGTATACTACACTAATATAGGGGATAAGTCAAGTAATTTTTAACCCATCATGTATAAATTTGCGGCGATAGAGGAGACTGCGGCGGCAAAAATAACCCAAAATGCCTTTTGGAATACTGCAGTTGTTCTAGAATTTTCTTCTACTTTGAGGGTTAAGGTGTCTAGTTTTTCTGAAAAACGATTTAGTCTTTCATATTGTGAAGCATATTTTTGTTCCATGCCAGCAAGTTTTTCTTCTGCTCTAGCAATAGAAATCATCGCTTCGGACAACTTATCAATTTTTTCTTCAATTCTATCTAGTCTGTTTTCAGTTACAGTTTCTTGTGGCATTTTTAAATCCTAAAAAATATTACTTTTATTTATTTATTTTTTTCATAATAATTTTTATATTCTATGATTATTACTCTCTGTTCTCCGATATACCTTTTCATATCGTTAACAACCAATGATAAATTCTTATAAGATTCTTCATCGACTGCGAACAGGGCAACACTTTTACCACCTTCTCTGAGTTTTTTCAACACATCTTCATAATTTTCTGGGGTAACAACCAAAAATTCAAAATCTACCCAATTTACAGGTTTTGGCATGGGAAGGTCCAAAGGAACCTTTTCTGTAAAAACCTGTTCTGTAACAATAACCTCTTTTGGCGTAAATACAGAACATCCCGCCAATAAGAAAATTGAAGACATTAGTATGTATTTATTCATTATTTACTTTCCACTATACTTTCTGAAGTCAATTCTTCTATCCCTGCCTTTAAACTATTTTCAATATCCTTATTGATAATTCGTTGGACAAGTCCAGGCTTATTTTCAGCAAGATAACCAAGGTCATGTTCTGATAATTTGTTTCTTAGGACATCAACTTCGCCGTTTAACTTTCTACTTTCTTCCGTTACTCTACTATTTACTTCTCTAACTTGTACAATTTCTTCATTCAATCTATTAATTTCTTGATCTTTGGAATTTACAGCTGTCTCTAACAATACATTATTTTTAGTTAGTCTGTCAACATCTTCTTGTAAATTTTTTACATATAAGTAACCACCACCAGCAACCGATAGTAGTAATAATAAAACAGCAATTTTTGCTCCACTAAAAATACCCATCATAAATCTCTGTGTAAAATTATCATTGTTCCGTGTTGTTGATCTTGTAAAACTACTCTTTTATGAGGATTTGATTTTATATATCTTCTGATATCAGCAGCATCATCTTTTTCGATGAAGTTCTCCCATCTACCATACTTCTTTTTACCTCTCATAAATTTGTTAAAAGAATCTGGTTTTACTTTGAATATTTTCATTCCTGCAAATTGATGTGGATCTTGAATAAACCCACCAACATTAGAAGAATCTCCTACTACATTTGCAATATCTTCGACAACAAATTCTTCTGCTATTTCTGGATATGTTTGTTTCATAATCTTTGCAAGAGTTCTTCCATCTACTCCAGAATATGTTTTTGCAATCTGATCAGAATAATAATTAATACTGTGTCTTAAACCTCTTCGCCCACTTTCTTTCTTTTTTCTCTGCAAAACTTTTAACAAAGTATCAAGTGCATGGTCATATACTTTCTTTTTACCAGTTTTTGATTTAACAGAATTTATCACATCATTATACCACATTTCATTTAAAGGTTCAACCTCTTTGTTATGGTATTCTTCTTCTAAAATATTAATATAGTCTAACAATGCAACTTCTAACAACTGCAAATCTTCTTGTTTTAAATTCTCTTTGTTTTCTTTAAGAAGTGCCATTGCGGCGGCATAAGTCGCAATTCTAGATCTACCGCCTGGAAACTTTTCTAAAATTCTTTTGAGATTAAAAATAATCTTATGGAAAACAGTAAATGATTTTTTTTCTGCATCTGTTTTCAGTTGATTGGATTTTTTCAATTTGTTTCCCTTATCATCAATAACACCATTCTTAAACGCCTCAGTTTCATTCCAAGGCGTTGTTAGAAGTTTAATAAATTGATATGCAAGGTAGGCATTAAATACTGATGCCATTATATCTCTCCTAGAATTTGTGTTATGTGACTGTCTCTTTCAATCATACTACTATCAATAATTTTACCATTAATTCCTTCAATTTTATTTGGCAATCTGTTTAGAAACTCCAAAAAAGTTGCAAGAATATAATGTTGGTCTTCATCAATTTTCAAAAACAAAACTCTATTACAAGGCAATGTATTTAATACATTTAGTAATACTACTAAGTGATTTATTATCAACCGTTCCTTCAAAATACCTTTAGTATGATACTTATGAAAAAGTCTCTTGACATATTTTATTCTTTTCATGTCATCAAGAAACTCTTCCATACTATGGCATTGAGGATTATCATAATGTTTCATTTGATAGTTGGCTACATTTGTCTCCGTCAAATTTTCAAATTTTTCCATGTTATATTTCTTTTATTATTATGGTAAAACCTCTGTTAATTCAGCGATCAAATCTTCTTTCTTTTTTCTTCTGTCCAATTCAATCCCATGTTCTCTACCAAGAGATTCTAATTCAAGTTTAGTTAAATCTGTCAATTCGGCAGGCCTATCAGATTCCTCTGAATCGGATTCTTCAGAACCAGATTCTGGTGTTTCAACAACCTCTACCTTTTTCTTCGCAGCAGATTTTTTCTTTGGTGGAGCAAGATCATCAATCTTATCTTTTAATCCATTAATTTTTTTGTATACTTCACCAGTTTTTTCGTTTTCCCATCCACGATTGGTTGCTACTGCGTTTTTCATCCACTTCGCTGGGGATGCCCATTTAGGTAATGACATTTAATTTCTCCTCTATTTTACATAACTTGCAATTTTTCTGGCTCTGGATTTATTACCATACTTTTCCATTGCCATTTGTTCTACTTCTTTTTTAATTTGTTTCGTATTATATTTAGGGTTAATTTCTCTAACGATTTCTTCCATTTCCTTTGCATCTTTTTTATCTGCATTTTCAATGATTGTATTAATTTCGTTAATTTCTTCCCTCTTCATAATTTTATATGCAAGATCAACTAACTTAGGTAATGGAAGTTTTTCCATTTTAGACTTATTAGAATCATTAACCTTGTCATATATTTGAACAACTGCAGATGCAGTAAACAAATCAACCATAGTTCCTTTGATTTTCTTTGCCTGTTTATTATCAACGATATCTCTCATATCGTCAATAATAGACTCTGTAAGTTGGGAGTCTTCCATACAATGTTGTGCCATCAGAGGGCGGCCGATCATTTGTTTTTTACGAGATTTCGCAATTTTCAAGGTCTTTTTGTCTTTGATTCTCATTGGAGGGCGTTCTGCACTTGCAATAGATGACTTTGCACCCTTCTCATCTGACGCCGTTGCAACAACTTTGTTATCATCAGCGGTATCATATACAATAAATGGTTCCTTTAACTCTACGAAAAGTTCTGCCTCTTCTTTCAGTCCAAGTTTCTTTGCAAGGTCTGCAGCATCTTTACCCATTCCGTAAGAGTTGTCTTTAATTCTCTGTTTAAACCACTTTTTAATTACTGGACGAGCATCACCCTTTGGATTTCTCTTACCAGCAGCATAAAGGTCGTCAAACAATTCATCGTCACCCAGCAGACTATAAAGTGCATCTGTTGCGTCATCTCCCTCTTTTCCAAGAGTAATTGGTTTAGACATCAATTTCTTCAATGCAGTCACTTCGGATGACTTATCAGCAAATGCCCAAGTACCTTCTTGCAAATCTTCATTTGTTAATTGAATTGCTTTATAAACTGCAGGGTCATCAGAAAGTCCTTTTGCAATCTTTTCGATTGTTCTGACAATCTGTGTCATATTCCCACCCTTCCAACGAGGGTCGTTTAGAACACCAAACGCCATCTTGTATTGTTTTTTGGAATATTTTTTCTCATTAAGATTTTCTAAGTCTTCAAATATCTTGGACGCTTGACGAAGGTCAATAGTATTAATCGTACCCATATCATCTAGAGTTCTAAATCTAATACCTCTTCTATCTAATTGCAATTCAACATCATATACTTTTCCGTCCTTTCCACGAATAGAACGTATAATTCCATTTTTAAGTTTTGGATTGCCGCCTCTAATCTTAGGAGCAGCCTCTTGTAATTCTTCTTTAACAAATTTTGTTAGTGACACACCCATATCTCCCCATGCTAGTGAAGCATCTCCACCTTTTCTACTGTATAAGAAAAATTTAGTTCTGTTGCGAGGATCGGTAGCAGAACCAAGAGAAACTTTTTCTACGTCATACTTTGCACTCTTCGACTTACCCTTTACAACTAAAGTTTCCTTATGTCCTTTTTTCATCGATGAATCAAAATGTACAGTTACTTTATCACCCTTCTTCAGTTTTTCAAAATCTTTACGAGCAACCAACATCTCACTTAAAACTTCTTCTTGATATAAATCCCACTCTTCGTGAGACATTGTTCCAACTTCTTCTTTATACATATTGAGTTCATATCTTTTATTGTCCAAGTTTGCAACTTGAATTTGGACACCTCTAGATTTACCTCTCTTATCAGTACCCATTAAACGATATGAATTTGTTTTTCCATTGGATGGTTTTCTAGGGCCCATAGCAACTTTATCATCAATTTCTTCTGGGTCAATTTCGATTCCAAACTTTTTCTTAGCAAAATCATATGCATGTTTCATTGCACTAGAAAAATCTTTATGATATAGTTCATATCCAGTTGACGATTTGGCTTCTTCCAACTCTTCTCCAATAAGTCTTTTTGCATACGCATCAAACGACTTTTGGTCTTCTACAGAGTCTTTTCCTTTACCTTTACCTTGGAAAAGTTCTCTCCATGCCTTTCCGTTCTTATATTTTTTGAAGTATGCTTGCAGTTTAGCAGCAGTTTCCCTGTCAATATTTACAATTTCTTTATCATCATAGGATAAACTTCCAATTGCAGCTTTGCCGGCTTTAACTTCCCAACGTTCTTCTAAAATTTTATTAAAAATTTCTTCAGTGGTAATATCTTCTTTTTTATATCCAAGTTTCTTCAATTTCTCTTTAAATGCAGATTGTCTACCATCGAATTGTTTTTCGTTAGAAAGGTCTTTTTTACCTTGGTCTTTATACATTAATTTCTGGAGTTTTTCTTTAAAGGCCTTTGTTCTACCATCTAACTTATACTCTTCTTTTTCTACTTCGTGATATCCTTTATCATCGCAATGATCACATCCTTTACCTTCGCATTCTGGACATTCGACCTTTTCCAGTTCTTCTTTTTTGATTTCGATAGAATCTTTTGCTGCGTTTTCTAAATGTCCTTTATCATTACACATATCGCATCCTTTACCTTCGCACTTAACGCAAGGCATCTTTCCTTCTTTTACCGCTTTCGCAACTTTGTCGGAAATTGTGACAGGATACTCTTTATCACCGAATTTAAATTTTTTCTTGCCCGCCGATTTCGCAGCACTAGCGGCCCCAATAAAGTCAGCGACATCTTCTTCCCTTACCTTTTTTGCGACATCCTTACTGATAGTAACAGGATACTCTTTATCACCAAGTTTAAATTTTTTCTTACCAGCGGCTTGCGCTGCAGACGCAGCACCAATAAATGCGGCAATGTCTTCAATTGTCATATTCTTTTTAAACATGAAAAATCTCCGTTTTCTTATTATTTATCTATTTTTTAACCTTGGCCCACAAATCCGCATCACCAGTGGTTCTTGTTTTGCCACCTGTGATAAAAGAATTTACTCTCGCAAATGCCCATTGTTGTGGAGTAGTTCCAGGCCTGTGGCCACCTTTCCAGGCTGCCATACCTCTATCATATACCTTTTTTAGAATTTCATATGAAATGCCAGACTTATCTGCCTTCTTAACTAGTCCAGCAATCTTAGCTTCGTCTAGTGTCTCTGCACTATCTTCGCCGAACATTTGTTTATATTTCTTAGTATATTGCGAAGGTTTCGTTTCTGCATCCGCATCTCCAGGCGCTGGTTTATAAGAAGAGTCTTTTCCATCTGGTTTAGACGCCTGTTTTTTAAAGTGAGCAGCTCTTTTGTCTTTTGTTGATTTTGACATCTCATCACCATCAGCATCTTTTGCATAATACTTTTTTGGTTGAGATCCATCTTTGTCTTTGATATCTGGGTCTTGAGTTGTCTTTCTTTCGTAAATAAATTGTGAAAAACTTTTTATCTCTGCATCTTCGTTAACTGCCTTCATCACATCTTGCCAACTCATTTTATATGCTAGTTTGTCTCCAATCTTTCTCGCAAGCTTGCGGCGAGCCGCAATCTTATCTTTTAAAGTTGGTTCAATAACATCTTTTTTCTTTTTAACTTTTACTGTTTTGGAAGACCCTCTTGGTCTGTGTAACCATGCAATCTCTTCTAAATCTTCTGTAGAATAACCAAGTTTCTTTTTCAGAATGTTCATTGCAGTTGCCATCTTAACTTGCATCCACTCATCACCGTATCTTTTCTTAAAATCATCATCTGGCAAATCTTTTGCAATCTTTTCTAAATCCTTTTCTCTTTCTGGATTCATCTTAAAATCTTCTGGAACACAATTAGGAACATCTTTACCACTCTTCTTT